GCCAAGCATAGCCCAGCGTCCGTTTTGGATTTCAGCGTTGTCGTTCATAGTGTATTCAATAGGAGCTTGAAGTTGAATTACTTCAGTGTCGTTCATTAAAATAATGTGAGAGTTTAATGGGCGATGATGAAAGTTCAGGTCGCCACGCTCCTCCCTGTATACGCCAGTCATTGACTACGCTCTGGGCGGTTTGAATTGTTTAATGATTTTTAAGTGTCCGGGTCTGCTATCATCTAGTACAGTTTGATGTCCTGATTCTTGAAGTCGTCTTATATTATTAGATGCATCAGCTTTTGTTATACCCATTACAGGTACTAATTTCCCATCATCACCTAATATAAAACTACCTGTATAGTCAGTTTTGTGTCCTGAATCTCTTAGTCGTCTTATGTTATTTGAAGCTTCAGCTTTCATTGCACCTCGCTGCAGTATTAACCTTCTCAAATCAGGATCTAAATGTCTTAAGCTACCACCATCACGTTGGTATAGCTGAAGCCACTTATCTAACTCTGAAGGAGGTGGGTAATCCATTGCTTGCGGACCTATCTGTAGTTGTTGTTTTATCTTGTTTTCTTCAGGAGATAACACACCCTTTCTTGTACCTTTAATAACTCTACCCATTGGTTTGAAGTTAGGTAGCTGTGGTCCTCCAGCTAGTTTCCAATCAGGATGACCAGGAACATTACCTTCACCGTAATCATCATCATTAGCTAAAGGCTTACCTGTTCTCCTAATATTATTAGCAGGGTCAATCATCATAGCTTTGAGGAATTCAAAGAATCTTTGACCATCCTTTTCTGTACCATAAACAGCTTCACCTCTACCCGGATTAGTTACTGGTGGTCTATATAACTGACCTGGTGAGCCACCTTGTCCAGTGGCACCAGAAATCATCAGCTGTTTTAATACTTTATTTTCTTGTTGAACCCTATGTTTCTCTTGTTCCCATCCTTGTAGTGCCATAGTTAAAAGTTTACATTGGATCGTTCGAGCTTCTTCATTATCTTCTGACGGAATGCTGGGTCTCTATCGTAGCGAGGATCACTCATAGCCTCTACAACTTCTGCTTGGCTTTGGAACTGATCTGCTGTTGCTTTAGGAGCAGTACCTGTTACCATCTTACCATCATAACCTAGTGCATCTTGATACCTATAAGACAAAGAACGTACTGCAAAGAAAGCTGCAAGTGGATCTCCTCTATCCATTACTGTATCAAACATCTTTACTTCTTGAGGTGTTAAATTATCTACTGCCCATTGCAGCATCTCACCGTATTTCTGCTCACCTCCAGCTACATTCTTTAGCTCTACAACTTGTTTTTCAGTTATTTTAGGAGCATATTTTGCTTCCATTTCATCTCTGAATTTAAGATGCATGTCTGCTATATCAACAGGACTCATCTTTTGTAAAGCATCTATAGTTTCTTTAGAATATGATTCCTTTGAATTAGCTTCTTCCCATAATGTATCTAAGAGTCCACTTTCTTTAGTATCTTTCTTAGTTTTTTCCTCTTTTTCTCCACCTTCTTTTGACTCCACTTGTTCACTATCTGTGGAGTTCCCAGCTTCCGAGCTATCTCCAGAACCTTTGTCTCCAAGTTTCTTTTGAAGTTCGACATAAGCTTTTTCTAATTCTTGTGCATCTTTATATTTACCAGCAAGGAGTTGTTCTTGCTGTTCTATCATTGCTTCTCCTACCTGTAGAGAATCCTGCTCATCAGCATTAAGATTACCTACGCTAGTAGTTTCTGTTGTGTTTTCAAATGTTAATGTTTCTGCCATTATTCTTCAGGTGGTGCTCCGTATTGATCTTGTGCTTGTTGTTCTAGCTGTGCTGCTAGTGCAGGATTCTTAGATGGATCTCGTATTGGAGCTTTAGCCATGTTAGGTGCTTGCTTTACTTGTTCCATTTGTACTGCTTGCTGCATTTGTTGTTGTTTCTCTTGTTGTAATTCTTGCATACTCTTAACAAGATTTAAAACATCAATACCTTGAGCAGCAGCTAATCTCTTAATTAGTTCTTCAGGATTAATGTATTGTTGTATAGCTTCTGGACCCATTGTTTGAGCAAGGGTAGTTAAGAAGTTACCTAATGCTTGTACGTCTTGACCACGACCAAGAGAATTAATACCAGCTACAATGATTGGTTTAACCATTCCTTTAGGTATCTTAGGAATCTCTCCAGTCTTCTGGAATACACTAAGCTTTCTGTTTAAATATGGTACTAAGAATTCAATAGTTAGTAGTCCAAATAATCCACCGAGTTGTTGTTCCAACTCCATCTGAGTCATCTGTACTTCTTGAGCAGTAGTTCTTTCACTATCTCTTACACTAAGTATAAGGAAAGCTTCATTTAATCTACCTTCTAATGTAGCCATCAATTGATAAGCAGTCTGGAAGTCGGCTGTCTTACCTACTTGTACTACACCTATGTCATCTGGTCTACCTTGTACAATAGCTCCATTGCCTGCAGAAGCCAGTGTCTGAGGTTTAGTTGTGCTTGAGGGTGATACAACGAAAACAACTTTTGCAGCTGCTGCAGAGCCTTCTACGAGTGCCTGAGAGAGTGCTTCAAGGGACTTGAGATCCCCAATGAATTGACCTACTCTTCCTCTACCATAAGCTTCTCCATCTACTGTATTAAATCTAAGTGGTAGCCAAGGTGTAGTTTCGATAGGAGACTTACCTTTACTTTGTGGTAACTCATGATCAAATACTTCTTGATGCCATATAAATCTATTATTATCTCTAGTTACATGAGTGTATATATCACACTCTTCATTATTATCATTAGTTTCCTCAACTGAACTGTCTGGTACATCTGGATATAGTATCTCTTCAGGTAGTTGATTCTCTATTAATTTTTTGTTAATTTTTTCTTTTGTGACTATTTCAATCACGTTGCCGTTGCCGTCTCGTTCTATCACATAGCGGTTTAACGGAAATAATTTCAGACCTTCTCTACCCATAAAGATAAGAGCATTACCACCTACAACTAGGTGCTGTAATGCTTGGTGTATTGTTACACGATCATCTGATGCTGCTATAGCATCAAGTATGGTACGCTCTATCTTTGCAAAAGATAAATCTAGTTCTGATTTTACTCCTGGTGGAAACTCTTGTCCTAATTGTGACTCATCTAATTGTAACTTAAAGAAACTAGTTTGTGGTGGTACAAGACTAAGTGATAATTTACTTGCTAGAGCTACAACTCCTTTAGCACCAACTGATTGCCAAGGAGTTTGTAGTTGTTTCATACCTTTAGAATCTTCTTCGTGTCCTCTAATTAGATATGGTAGGGTGAGTTTCGATGCGTCTTCCGCTTCTGATAAAAACTGGGAACGATCACTGGATAAATAATCATACCTAGATTTTGCTGTCATTTTTCTATGCTAAATTTAGTGATGCTGTTGTTAATCCTGAACCCGGTGTATCTCTATTGAAAAACCTTGTTCCTTGTCTTCTTGGGAAATATCCAGGTAACTCATTTTGTGTTCTAACACCTCTAACTGAGGTATTTCTTGGTCTCTCACCATAAGCTGCTGCTGCATAAAGATCATCAAATCCTGTCTGTGCAGTATTATATAAATCAGATAGTTCTGCGTTCTGTGCTGTCATATCATTAAGAGATGCTTGGAGATCACTAATCCTTGCTTCATAACCACTTGTATCAGCAGGTACTTCAACTTCCCGATCTACATATTCTATTGTCGGGTTATCTTCCATGTAAGCAATAGTATCTTGTAAACTTTCAATTGTATTTTGATTCCATGTTTCTATGTCTACCCAATCGTCTCTTTGATTACCATCCTCATCGAATATATCACTATAAGCAGCGACTGATCCACGCCTTACACCACCACCTCTGTCAACAGAAGCAAGTGCTGCTAAACTATTTCTAGCGTGCCAAGGGTTATCAGTTATAAAATCTACTGTATTATCTGAGAAACCTAGATCTGTACGCTCTTGGCTATCTACTAGATGCTGCTTAATTGATCTAACAGCATCAGCATGTGATGTACCTGCATCTCTCATAGATTGATACTGATCAGTCCAATAATCTCGACCTCCAGCATCTGCATCTCTTCCAAATATCATTTGATAGAGATTATTTATATCGAAAGTTTCTGTAGTCATAGTATTTGTTGTTGTTGTTGTTGTTGGATCAGTACCAACTATATCTTGTGGTCCTTCATCAAATTCACTATCATCAATTAGTGAATAAAAATCAATAGTGTTTGCAGGGTTATAACTCATTGACTGCTGTAAACCCTGTAGAGTAGTAGCACCATACATTGTCATTGCTTCTGAGATGGTCAAACCTGTAGGATTACCACCATATGCTCTTCCACCTCCACTATCGTTTCTACCGTGTCCGTGTCTTGGTCCTCTAGTGCCACCGACACCAGTGCTACTGCCTGATGATGCGTTTGGTCCAGTACCACCTTGACCACTTCTACCATAACCTCTACTAGGCATATTTATTCCTCCAGCCGTTTGGCTATCCACTCTATAACAGAGCGTTGTCCTGATTTGTACATAATTGCTCCTATATCTTCTTTAGGATGTGGGTTTACTGGTGGAAATTTTTCCTCCAATTCTTGAAGTATTGCTTGTGCGTTTGGCCCTATTAAAGGCTCAAGCATATTGGGGTAGGTTGACATTGCTATGCTCAAAGAATGCTGGCATCCTTGCTGACCGTGTATCAGAAAGCTGTGGGGCTTTCCCTTCATACATTAATCGATCACTTGAATCCAGCCAAAAATTTTTGTCCAAATATTTATCGGTAGTATTAATACCTAGTGGTTGAAAGATCCAATTAATTGTGGCTTTCCTAAGTTTGTCCAGAGAATTACTAGGGCGTAGACCCATAGCAGAACAAACGAGACTATTACAGGCAACGTGAATCTGTTCGTCTCTGGATATATCAGCTGATACTGTTCGGATACCCGAATCACCACAAAACCTAAAGAAAGGAAGAATAACAAAGAAAATAGCACGTTCAGCTACCAAAGCTTTTAATATAGTGTGATCTGGGTGTGCTTCCCAAGCATCTCTCAGCTTGAAAGCTTCATATTCTGCTTTCTCATCAACGCCTATAGCATTGGTGATATATGTAAGGGCGAGGTCGTGTTTGACCTCATCCTTTACATTAGATTCTAGAAGAGTCCGTGCAGATTCGGGAACCTCCTTTTCAAGTGCCTCTGTAATAAACTCGCCAACTGGTAGCTCCATATGACGTATTGAGAGAGCACGGTAGATGGCCTCTTCAGCTCCGTGTTTAAGCTCACCAGCTGCTGTTTGGACGGGTGTCCATGTTCTCTTTCTATTGAGTAATTTTTCATAAGGGTTTTTCATTCTTGACAATCGCAGGTTATTGGGTTTTCTTGTAAAATACCCTGCAAGTAATCTTGGACATCATCTTCGTCTAATGCTGCATACGCATCACTCTTATCTTGTGTGTCTCCCATTACCTGAAGGCTGTAATATAAGGAGGTTTGAGGCGATGCCAACCACTCTTCCACGAATTCATTGTCGTATTCTATAACATCACTCCAAGAGTTAAAGCTATAGCCATGAAGAAGTCCTGTTTTCTCATACATTATCATTATCTGATCTGCTACTCTCTTGTAAGCTTCCCAGCCTACTTCGCTTGCTATTTCTACCTGTCCATACTCGAAGGTTTGCACTCCGAATGTCCCACTATCTCTGTCCACTGTTCGAGAGATTGGTGGTGCAATTTCTGGGGTACTCGTAAAGCCATCCAAAGTCTTGCTTCTGTAACTACAAGAGGCTGTCGGAGCAATGCAAAATGCTCTAGCCATATTATTAGCCCTAGCCACTTCAGCGGCAGCTTCAATACCATATCTAAGTTCACTAGCAAGATGCTCTGCTTTTGTAACGATAGCTCCATGATTGTTTACACATTGTAATGCTCTACCAAATTGATCGTATGTTACGCCATATCGTGCTAAGAGGTTTGCGAGGCCAAGGACGCCGAGGCCAACTTGTCTGTCGATATCAGACGACAAGTATTCTCCAGTTGCTCCAACACCTGTCCGGCTATGGAGGCTGCACAATTCGGACATACCTTTAATGAAACCCTCCCTGATTGACTGTGTGT